GTTTTTTTCCGCGTCCAGGATCAGGCCCTTGGCGACATATTGGGTCTGAAACGCCTCGAAGACCGGCCAGATTTCCAACAAGGCGTCGATGCCTTCGGGCGAAACCGCCACGGCATCGTCCGCGTCATCGCCGACGCCTTCCCAATCCAGCACCGCGCGCCGGGCGACGGCCTTGGCCATGGCGAGTGCCAGTTCTTCTTGGGTCGCGGTGTCCGGCAGTTCTTCGATGGCCGGATCGGCGCGGGCCGANACCATCAGCGCGGTGGTCAGTGGCGCGACCNGNAAGCGCAGGCCNGGNGCGAGGGTCAGCCACGCGGGCGCGGAGGTCAGGTTCAGTCTGATCATGGTCAATAGCTCACAACGGTGTTGACGAGGACGGCGGTGCACATGCGGGCGGGGCTGACGGCCTTGGCGGCCTGCCAGTCGAAGGTGGCCTGGATGCCNTGCGGGCCCGGGATCTCGATCCGGGGGCGCGGCAGGTAGACGGCATGGGCGGTGAAGGTGAAGCTGGCGTTGGCGCCGAGGCTCCAGGCGAAGACCANCTCGCAAGGCGTGCCGTCGATGGCCTGCGTGATCAGCGCGGTGTCGGCGAAGCGCACCTCCACCCGGCCAGTCAGCGCAGCCATGCCGGGGTCTGCCCCTTCGATCCGGCCGTCTGAGCGGATGGTCTCGATCCGGTCCAGCCCGTTGGAATAGGTCACCTCGGCCGAGATGACGTTGCCGAGCGGCGAGCCGTTCCGCGTGATCGCCCCGTTGAAATGGCCAAACCGCTGCAGCGCCAGCGAGGTGGGAGTGCCTGCGGCAGTGGCTGCCGCTACCGTCTCGCCCTGCGCCACCAGCCGAGCAGTGGCGGTCAGCAGACCAGAGCGCGCCATCTGCCACGACAGCTGGTCGCAGACGCAGCCGGTGTACATTGCATAGCGCGGGACCTCGGGCATCGCCGTCTCGATGGCCATGCTCGGCAGCGTCCAGTTGCCGGACTGAAAAGTGTGGGTCTTGGGCGTGGTGCCGGACGTGACCGGCGCGCCGAACGCCGCCTTCAGCCAAAGCCCAAGGTTCTCGACGTCAATCGGCACCACGACATCGCCATCGGCGGTGACGGCGTCCTTGATCGGGGCCAGCGGGTCTCGCCCCTGGCCCAGCAGTTCCGACGCGATCAGCGGCTGCTCGGAGCCGAGCGTGGTGCTGGCGAAGGGCACCGTGCGGTAGCCCGTGGCGGGCGCAGTGCCATAGACGGTCTCGAACGCAAGCGCCATCTGCGCCCGCGCCCCATGGGCTCGTGCCATCGTGTTCTCCTATGCTGAGTGGGGTCAGCCGAGCGGGTCGGCCGTGGAATAGTGCAGGATGACCGGGATCACCGCCGCCTTCAGGCTGGCGGCACCGTCGACGGCCAGATCGACCGGACGCGGCGCTGCCGCCTCGACCCAGTCGCAGAGGCCGCCAAGCGTTCGGTCAGCGGCAATTGCATCACCGATGCTGGCGCAGAGGGTGTCGAAGGTGGCATCACGGGCGGCACCCTGCACGACTGCCTCGATCTCCGCCCGATGCTGGTAATGGTAGCGCAGCGGCGACAGCGTGACCTCGGGCTCCCCCGGTTCGCCGTCGCGCAGGATCAGCAGGCCGGCAGCGGGCACGCGCTCGGGCAGCACATCGCCGCGAAGAGCGATGGCGGGCAACGTCGAGAGCCGCGCGTGTAGCGCGGCAAGGATGGTTTCGCGGGGAGTGGGCATTGTTGAACCGAGGCTATGATTTCAGGAAGTGAGATGAGCGGATTTGTCCTGATGCCGTTGCTTCATGATCCCGGGCCTCCACGCAGCAAAATCGCTGTGCTATGCTTGCCCAGTTCAACACAAGGGCAGGCTATGGGAAATCCAACACATTTCAGTCTCGAAGTCCCGAAGAGAGCACACCAGCTTCTTCGCGATCTTTATGAACATCTTGGCGATTCCGATGGAACTGGGCTTTCAATGAAGGCCACCTTTTTACTGTCTGTATCGATGCCGATCGTAATCCTGCCGATTGAGCGCATTCTGAAGTACAAGCGGAATCCAGCCGAAGTTCATATGAACGATGCAATTATAAATGCGAGGCTTGCAGACGCAGTAGACCAAGCATTGGATTTTGACGGCAAAGTTCAGGATACCAAGTTTTTTGCCGGTTCATGGCAATACGCCGTGCTGGAGAAAGGATATGGCTTTCCGAACTTGGCTGCGGACGGGCTTCCTATCAATGTCGCCGAGCAACTCGACTCTCCAAATGCTATTGAGGATGCTAGGAACCTTTCAGCCAATCGCTTCTGTAAGATTCTTCGCAACGCGCTGGCCCATGGCGGCGTCCTCTATCTGGATCAGAATGGTCGGTCCGTTCCTGGCTCCCCTGTACGTCGTTTCGCATTTGTAAGCACAGACAACCCGAAAAATCCGACGAAACTCTTTTTTCTTCGGATTAAAGATGGCTGATTACCGCTTGTTCCTGGAACGTTGGATTGATTGGCTGAACGAAGAAGCGATGGAGGTGATTCTGGCTGAGAATCTTGGACTAGAGGCAACCGATGCTGAAGAAGTAACCTCNATAGGGGACATTGCTGTAAACACGGTCGAAATAGACATGGATGCTGCATTTTTTCTGCATCGGCGGACCGATTTTATCAGACGCTATTATTCTGTGAGCGTAGAGCCCTTCCGCGAGATACAGCGCAAAATCAATGCTGAAGAAAACCCCTTCGACGAGCCTCCGCCATCGTTTGACCCAGAGTACGGCGAACCGGCGTTTCTGGAGGAATGGATTCAAGCTGGCGAAGCCGCTCAGGTCGTTGGGCGGTCGGCAGTATCGCTCCTTTCAGACTCGCTAAAACTCTATTTCAAAGCTTTGGAGCAGCAGTTGAGCTTTCGGCTGAGCCGGGATGGCCAAGCTACGGCGACGAAGGAAGGCTTCTTGGAAGCTTACAAAAAGGCTGTTGGCGAAGTTCTTGAAACGGACTGGATCAACTGTCCGGTTCGCTTCGATGTGATTGAACAAGTTGTGCTTGCGCGCAACCGCTCGCAGCATGGCGTACACTTGTCGATTCTGGGTGCACGCCATGACCCCAAGACACTTACAAAACATCGTGACCTCATTTTCGCGACCGAAGAAGAGCTCAGGATGTGGACAGATGACGGTGCCAACCCTGAGAGTTGGCTCGCTCCACGGCTCGAGATTACAGATGAAAATCTCGGCCAAGCTATTGCCGAGGTTGAGAGGCTCGCGGAGTGGCTTGATAAGCGGATCGCAGAAGTAATTGAGCGCCGCTAGAGTCGGGACCGGGACAGGCCATGACAACTCCGTTTCACCTCGGGACGGTTTGAAAGGTCTCGTCGTGAACGCTGTCACAGCCTCTTTTCCACCCAGTTTGCCACGATCAGCCCTGGCACTGCGTCCGCCGCCTTCTCGGCATCTCGCGCCAGATCCAGCCTCTTCGGCAGTTTGACCTGCGGGACCAGCAGGAAGATCGGCGCGGTGACGACACCCCTGCCGGTTTTCGACTTTGACGCCACCGCCCGCCCCTTGGTGTTCAACCGCCCCTCGGCCACCAGCAAGCTCGGACCCCTCCGCCGATAGATAAGTCGAAGGCGTAAGCCCGTCCGGCGTTCCCATTCGCCGGGGGTGATCCGGCCGCCGCGCGTGGATTTGCCAGCCGCTGGGGTGGGGATCGCCAACCAAAACCCATTCTTCGAGCGGATCAGCGGGCCGGTGTCATGCGCGCCGATGATCACCGGGGCGTTCGACCAGACCAGCGCCGCCGCGTTCAGGCTTTCGCCCGACTTCGGAAAGCTGGCAGAACGGATCGAGTTGGCGAGGCGTGTGCCCAGTCCCGCGCCGGTGATTTGGGTTCGCCAGGCGGATTTCAGGCCGGTGCCCGCCTCGCGCATGGCGGCGGTGACAGCGCGTTCCCCCGCTGCGACCTCGGCCGCCATCAGGGCGACGATGTCGGGATCGATGGCGAGCTTCAGTTTCACGCTGGCCTCAGATCCAGAGTCCAGACCAGCCGCTCGCGGTCTCGCATCGGCTCGCCCTGAATGAGGAAGGCGTCGCCGTCGATTTCCACCATGTCACCCGGGCGCGGGTTTGGCACCTCGGCCACACGCAGGTCGATCCGCGTGGTTTCGGACCAGAGGCGTGCATCGCCGAAGTCGGTGACGGCATCGGCACGCCGGGCGACGACGCGCACCAGAACGGGTGCGCCGCCGTCGGCGATGTAGATTGCATCCCGCCCCATGTTCGGATCTGCGAAAAGCGCGCCGACGGCGGCGGCGAAAGCCGACATCAGAACGCGCCGTTCAGACGCACCCGACCGATCAGGTCGGTGGCCCCGCCCGCCACGGCCTCGGTCGCCACGCCGATCAGCGTGTTCGCGGTCAGGGTCTTGGTGGTCTGCTTGGCGGTGTTGTCCCAATAGATCCTGTCGCCTGCGGCCCAAGCCTGCGAGGCGACCTTCTTCAGGTCGTAGACGCCTTCGACTGCGGTTTCGACCGGATCGCCAAGGATGGCGCTGCCAGCGGCCACACCGAAGATGGAGCCGACGAGCAAGCCGTCGCCGGATGTGACGGCATAGGGTGCGGTCAAGGTGATGGTATTGCCGGGCTGGACGTAGTTCTTCATCGGGGATGTCCTTTCGCGAACATGGAAACAGGCGGCGCAAGGGCCGCCTGTCAGGGTTCAGGTGAGCGAATTGTCCCGGCTTACGCGCCGGGATTTCTGTAAAGGCCGCGCCAGTCGATGGCCTTGGCGCCGAAGTCGAGGCGGCACTTGATCTCGACCCCGTCGACGTCGAAGCCATTGCGGGTCTCGATATAGGCACCCTGCTGACCCTCCAGATAGGCATACTCGATGGTGTCAATCTGGTTGGGAGAAGCCGCCAGATACCAGGCGGTGGCACTGGCGGCATCAAGGCGGGGCTCGCTGATCGGCGAGAGCGTCCGGATCGACTGCGGCACGACCTTGGTGCTGTCGGCCGGAACGAGGTTCTGCGCCACCAGCTGTTCGGCCTTCAGTTCCAATGCGGCGGGCACGATCAGATAGGCCGGGCGGATGTTCAGCACGGTCTTCTTGTCGAAGCCGGTCTGCAGCGCCATGGCCGCCCGTGCCGCGCCCACTGCGTCGACACCAAGTGCTGTGCCGGTCCCGGCCAGGTTCTTGTGCGTGGTGTGGAACAGCGCGTTGCCATCGGCCATCGCCGGGTTGGCGGTGATGATGCCCCAGACGACGTCCGATTCCAGCTGAGCGATGGAGTTGCCGTACATCGCCGGGATCCGGGTGAAGGCATCCAGATCGTCGTTGATCAGCGTCTGGCGGGTGATGGCGACCACACGGCCATAAGTCTTGACCTTGTAGCTTTCCTTGCTCTCGCCGAGCGTGCCGCGCTTGAACTCGCCGCTTTCACCAACCTCGAGCAGCTGGGGTGCTTCGCCCAGTTGCACCCGGTTCATCGCCTTGAAGTCGGTGGCCAGCACCTGGCGGCAGAACAGCATGAAGGTGCGGGGATAGGTCTCGTAGGCCTGGCGCAGGGTCTTGTTTGTGACGGCGGACAGGATTTCGGGAAAGTCGGAGGTGGAATGCAGCGAGCGCGTCGCCACCTCGTCCCGCGACAGGCCGCGCGTGTTGACCCCGGCATTGGTCAGGCTTTCGCGGGCCAGTTCGAGGAGCGACATGCCGCGGTACTGGCGCGCAGAGTCGTCCAGCTGGAACAGCGTCGGGCTGTAGCGGTGCAGCAGCGCATTGGCCACGGCGTCGCGTCGGGTCACGCGTTCATCCCGGCCGCCGAGGGGGATCGAGACATGCGGGAAGGTGCGGGTTTCGTCGGATTTGGCGGCGACTTGATCGAGGATCAGGCGACGGGATTCATCGACGGTGACACCGCGCTTGACCAGATCCTCGGCAAAGCCGCGCTCGAGGTTCAGCCGACCTGCCAGATCGTAGATGGTGGAGACGCGGTCACGTTCACCCTCGCGCGCCCGAGTGGCAATGGCGTCGGTGTCGGGCGGGGTCACCGGGGCGGCCTGCGGAAGCGCGCGCGTCTCGACGGCACGCGCCTGCGGTTCGGCACCGGTATTGGTGGGATCGGTCATCTGGGTCTCCTCGGTCGCATGGGGTTCGGCGGCCGCTGCGGCCGGGGTCTGGGTCTGATCGGTCATCGGGGATGCTCCTTGCCGGGTTTGGGAAGCGTCCTGGCGATGAAGGACGCAGTCGTGAAGGGATTGCCGGGTGCGGAAACCGGCTGCGGGGTCGGCCCCGACCGGCACGGCGGAAACCTCGAACGGCGTCCAGTCGACCGCGCGCCACAACTCGCGGCCGCCATCGGGCTTGGAGACCTCGAAGCGG